TCAGAAGTGGGTAAGGATAGGAACCGATGGCAAGATTAAAGGTGAGTGCGGTACTTCAAAAGACAAGAAGAACCCTGACCGATGCCTTCCGCTGGCTAAAGCACGTTCTCTTTCTAAAAAAGATAGAGCTGCGACTGCAAAGAAAAAAAAGGCGGCTGGCAGAAAAGGAAAAACCGTTGTCAGCAACACCAAAAAAGCCAAGGTCAAAGGATATAGTCTCGGTGGAGACATTGAAATCAACGGAGCAAAAAGGCCGTACAAAGGCAAAAGCAAAAAAGGCGAAGCGGTCGCGAAAGGCTGCGGGGCGATAATGGCCGACAGGCGCAAGACTACCAAAGGCGCAGTGCGTCAGTTTTAAAGGAGTACGGACATGAAACAACCTACAGATGACCAAGCCGGTTTGAAAAAACTGCCTACAGCGGTTCGTAACAAAATGGGCTACATGAAGAATGGTGGTAAGGTCAAAGCCAAAGGTATGGCAATGGGCGGCAAGGTAAAGTCCAAGGGTTACGCTATGGGCGGTAAAGTCAAAGCCAAGGGCATGGCAATGGGTGGCAAGGTAAAGTCCAAAGGCATGGCAATGGGTGGCAAGGTAAAGTCCAAAGGCATGGCAATGGGCGGCAAGGTCATGGGCTACAAAAATGGTGGCGCAGTAACGGTTAGAACTAACCAAAAACCACATATGAGTTAAGGCTATGACAGTATCAGGATCCAGGGACTTCAACCTCGATGTCGGTGAGGTCATCGAAGAAGCATATGAACGCTGCGGGATTGAAGTTCGCACTGGGTATGATGCTCGTACCGCTCGTAGATCGTTAAACCTTATGTTCGCTGATTGGGCGAACAGGGGCATTAACATGTGGACCGTAAAATCGGAAACGGTAACTTTAACGCAAGGGACTAGCGCAGTAACGTTGGCCGCGGATGTTGTTGATGTCCTAGAGATTGTGTTGCGCCGAGATGGAACAGACTTTGAGATTACAAGAATTAGTCGTGGGGAATATGTCACTCTTCCTGACAAGACTACTCAGGGTCGACCTAGCCAGTTTTATTTTGATCGTCAGATTACGCCTATCTTAAATCTTTGGGCAACACCTGAAAACTCTACAGATCAACTGGTTTATCATTATGTTCGCCGCATTGATGATGCAGATACGCTGGTTAATACAACGGACATGCCGTTTAGGTTTTATCCTTGTATGGTAGCTGGCTTGGCGTATTACATTGCAATGAAGAGAACGCCAGATCGTATTCAAATGCTAAAGACTGTCTATGAGGAGGAGTTCCAACGAGCGTCTGATGAGGATGAAGACCGAGTTCCGTTAAAGTTACAGCCTAGCTTCCAATACTTGAGGGTCTAATATGCCATACGCCTCTGACAAAAACGCTTATGGAATATCTGATCGATCCGGATTTCGGTATCGTCTGAAAGACATGCGTGTTGAGTGGACCGGAGCTAAGGTAGGTAAGGACGAGTTTGAAACAAAGCACCCACAACTCTTTCCTCCTAGGGTTGGGCCCGATCCTCAAGCCTTGAAGAACCCTCGGCCTGAATCAGATTTAGACGCACAAAGAAACATTCAATACGGCTTTAACCCTGTTGGTGGCGGGGATGGAGTTTTAACGCCTAATAATCTTATTGCAGAAGGTTCTGTTGGAAAGGTCACGGTAACAACATGAGCTTCACATACTCCACACTCAAAACAGCAATTCAAGAATATACCGATAACGATGAAGCAGCGTTCATTCGTAATCTACCTTTGTTTATAAGAATGACAGAAGAACGCATTTTAAAAAACGTTCAACTTTCAGTGTTTCAACGAAATGCCTCTGGAACGTTAACCTCGGGCAACCAGTTCTTAACAACGCCTTCTGATTTTATTGCGCCGTTTTCTCTTAGCACCATCGTTAGCAGCAACAAGGTATTTTTGCTGTTTAAAGATTTAGACTTTGTGCAGACATACACTCCTGACCCTACTACTACAGGTGTCCCTATTTATTACGCGCAATTTGATGCGGACAACTTTATCGTGGGGCCAACGCCAAACAGTGATTATGCCGTGGAACTTGCATATCTTTATAGACCTGCCAGTTTAACGGTGAGTACGTTTACATTAACTATGACGAGTGTGTCAGGAACCTTTACAACCTCTGACACAATTACGGGTTCAAGCAGCGGTCAATCCTCAGAGGTTACTGTGGTTCCCTCTTCTACGACAATTACGGTAAAAATACCCAGTGGATCTTTTACGGTTGGTGAGACTTTAACGGGTTCAAGTAGCGGCGCCACTGGCGTTTTATCTGTTATTGGAGAGGATGCCACCACTTCTTGGCTAAGTGACGATGGTCGTATGACTTTGTTGTACGGGTGTCTTTCCGAGGCATACACCTTTATGAAGGGGGACGCGAACCTCATGACCTTGTACGAAGGCCGTTTTAGAGAAGGTTTGTCTAGACTTAAAAACCTGGGCGAAGGCCAAGAAATTGCAGATGAGTATCGTTATGGTCCGATCAGGAAAGCTAGAACATGAACAATATGTCTTTCGGAGAGTTTAAGGTTGACGTTCAAACCACTAACAATCGTGGAGCAACTCCTGAAGAGGTGGCGCATCGTTGCGTAGGTAAGATCGTTGCTTTCTCTGAGGACGCGCATCCTACGCTGCGAGATCAAGCAATTGCCTATCGAGATAGCATTGAGAAGCTGTTAGTCATCTATATGAAACAGGCTATCCAAAGTGACCGTACTACGGTATATAATGCAATTAAAGAAGCGGGTCATCCTACGTTGGCCGAATATATAAGGAAAATGTAAATGGCGTTCTCAGGCAACTTCATGTGTACATCTTTTAAAAAAGAATTGATGACAGGCACACACAATTTCACCGCAGCAAGCGACCAGTTTAAAATGGCTTTGTACACAAACAGCGCCAGCTTCAACGCAGCAACTACTGCTTACACTAGTAGCAACGAAGTTACAGGAACAAATTACACTGCGAAGGGTAACTTCCTAACAAGCGTAACGCCAACAACTAGCGGCACAACGGCGCTTACAGACTTTGCTGACGAGGTGTTTTCCAACGTAACAATCTCTTCTGTAAGAGGTGGGTTGATCTACAACGAAGCAGCTACTGGCGACCCGTCTGTGGTTGTTTTAGACTTTGGAGCAGATAAGGGCGCAAGCTCTGGTGACTTTACTATTGTTTTTCCTACAGCGGATGCAAGTAACGCAATTATACGGATAGCATAACATGGCAATAGTTCTAGGAAATCGTGCAAAAATGTCCACCAGTACCACGGGTACTGGAACGATTAGCTTGGGCAGTGCGATTTCTGGCTACCAATCCTTTGAAAATGCTGGAATCACCAACGGTCAGACGGTGCGTTATGCTATAGAAGACGGCACTAACTTTGAGATAGGAAGTGGTGTTTACACCTCTAGCGGCACAACGCTCACACGGAATGTCACGGAAAGCTCTAATTCTGATAACGCTATTAATCTTAGCGGTAGCGGGGAGGTGTTTATCACTGCGTCTGCGGCGGACATATTTGTTAATGATGGGGCTACTTCTTTAACCACGACAGGGGTTGGAACTTTTGCCTCATTAGACATAAGCGGTGATGTTGATGTTGATGGTACGTTAGAAGCTGATGCAATCACAGTTAATGGTACGGCTTTAGCTACAGTTATTGCAGGTACAACAGTCACAAACGCAACTAATTCTGCTCACGTTTTAGTTACTGACAATGAAAGTACAAACGAAGAAAACCTTATTGCTTTCGTAGAGGGTGCAACATCAAGTACAGGCAATGTTGGCTTGGAAATGGATGGCAACTTTGCTTATAACCCAAGTACGGGAACAGTTAGTGCCACCGTTTTTAAAGGTAACATTGATGCTGTAGATGGGGATTTTGATGGCACATTAGAAGCTGACGCTATAACATTAAACGGCACCGCAGTAACAGCCACTGCTACTTTAGACACGGGAATTTCAAACAACAACGTGCCTAAGTTTACTAGCGGTGTTGCTGATAATGATTTCTTGCGAGTAGATGGAACGGCTATTGAGGGCAGGTCAGCTTCAGAAGTGTTGTCTGATATTGCCGCAGCACCAGCGGCAGGAAGTTCAAACATTGTCACAACGGGAGCATTAAACTCAGGGTCTATTACGTCTGGGTTTGGGGCAATAAATAATGGTTCAAGCAACATCACCACAACAGGCGTTGGAACTTTTGCCTCTTTAGATATTAGCGGCGACATTGACGTTGATGGAACGACCAACCTTGATGCTGTGGATATTGATGGCGCAGTTCAACTAGATGCAACCTTGACGGTGGGCGTTGATGATACGGGTTATGACGTTAAGTTTTTCGGGGATACTGCCAGCGCGTTTATGCAATGGGACGCGAGTGTTGATGATTTAATTCTTGGTGGCGCGGCGGGTCTTATTGTTCCAGAGGGCCAACTTACAATTGCATCTACGGCAATGACCAGTTCAGCGGCTGACTTAAACCAGCTTAACGGGAAAGTAGCTAAAACCGCTGGCTTGGAAACAATCTGGGTGCCTGCCACTGCTATGTCTCCAACTACAACTAACGGATGCACCGCCTTAGCCTCGGTAGAAACAACGGCTGGAAAACCTGACATGGTTGTGTTGGCTTTTCCAGTGGCGGCAGACAGCTTTGCTCAATTTTCAATAGCGTTTCCAAAATCTTGGAATGCGGGAACAGTAACTTATCAAGTTTTTTGGTCTGGGATTGCTGCAACTACTAACGTCAATTGGACTGTTCAAGCAGTCGCTATCTCCAACGATACATCAATTGATGTTGATTATGGGACAGCGATTGCAGTTACAGATGCGGCACAAGGGGCTGTTGAAGAGCTAAATGTTTCTGCGGTTAGCGGTGCATTAACTATAGCTGGCTCTCCCGGAGATGATGAGTTGTGTTACTTTAGGTTTGGAAGGGACGTATCGGCGGGGGATATGGCTGGAGATGCTCAATTGCACGGAATTAAAATATTCTTTACAACAGACTTAGCTAATGATGCGTAGGAGCTTAACATGAGTTTTGGTTATCAAGTGTTGGGGTTTGGGGCCAATGCCTCTGGTGGTAGTCCATCAATTTCAGCAACTGGCGGTACAATAACTGAAGCTGGCGGTTTTAGAATACATACATTTAATAGCAGTGGGACGTTTTCTGTTAGTTCAGTGGATACAGGTGCTACACTAGAATACGTAATTATTGCTGGAGGTGCCTCTGGCGCGACTAAAAACCAATCAGCGCATGGTGGTGGTGGCGCTGGGGGTTATAAAAGTTCAGTGTCAGGGGAGAGTTCGGGCGGCGGTGCTAGTGCGCTATCTGCATTTGCTCCATCTGTAACAGATTACACAATTACGGTTGGCGCTGGAGGCGAGGCATCGCGGTTGAGTAATAGCACAGGGCTGCAGGGAAATAACGGCACTGCAAGCAGCGCGTTTTCCATCAGTACAACCGGAGGTGGCGGTGGCGGACGAGCAGCAACTTCTGCGAATAACGGCGGTTCAGGCGGTGGGTCGGGCTGTAACATTCACGGAAACGGAGGCGAGGGTTCAGGCACAACTGGCGAAGGTTTTGACGGCGGCGCACGGAATGATGCTGGGCAATTTGGTATAGGCGGCGGCGGCGGCGGGGCTGGGGGCGCAGGGGTAGATGGGTCTGGCACTACCAACGGCGCTGGCGGTGTTGGGGTTGCCTCATCTATTACTGGTGCATCAGTTACTCGCGCTGGTGGTGGCGGTGCGGCATCAGTAGAAGGGGCTGCTGCTGGTGGCTCTGGCGGTGGGGGTGCGGCACGGTCGGCCACTTCTGGCAACGCCACGGACGGCACAGTCAACACAGGTAGCGGTGGTGGTGCCTTATGTGGAGATGGAGATGTTACGAATGGATATTCGGGCGCTGGCGGTAGTGGAGTCGTAATAATAAGGTATGCTTTATGAGCCATTTTGCAAAAGTAGAAGATGGGATTGTCACGCAAGTTATTGTCGCGGAGCAAGATTTTGTTGATACTCAGGCAGGTACTTGGGTTCAAACATCATACAATACCTACAGCGGTCAGCACCGTCTGGGTGGCACACCCTTACGTAAAAATTATGCTGGGATTGGCTACACGTATGACAGTACCCGTGATGCTTTCTATGCGCCGCAGCCTTATCCAAGTTGGACTTTAAACGAAACAACTTGTTATTGGGAGCCACCTGTTGCGTACCCTGATAATAGCAAAAATTATGAATGGAACGAAGATACAACGAGTTGGGTTGAGGTGACGTAATGTTAGGGTTTGCCCCACTAGCTGACAACTCCATAGCGGGGTTTGGTAATGTTCCTGTAGACGTTGTAGTTACAGGGGTTGCTGGCACGGGGGCTGTTGAAACTGTTGCAATTAGCGCAGTAGTTTCGGTTGCGGGACCGTCTGCGGGTACAGCCTCTGTTGGTTCCGTTACTGTAGAGGGTGATGCCAATGCTAACGTGACGGGTCTTTCGGCTACGGGTTCAGTTGGATCAGTTTTTGTTTGGGGTGAAATCACACCCTCGCAAAATTCAAACTTCTCTGCTATAACTCCCTCACAAACACCGTCTTGGACGGACATTGCGGCATAGGATAATGACATGGCTAGTACATATGTAAACGATCTAAGGTTAGAAGAGATTGGTACTGGCGAAGCGTCTGGTACGTGGGGAACTAAAACAAACGTAAATTTAGAACTTATTGGTGAGGCGTTTTCTTACGGCGCTGAGGTGATTGACGCCGGCGCAACGGATATTATTACTCTTGCAGACGGAACATCAGATCAAGCTCGTTCACTTTATCTTAAATGTACCGGAGCCGATCAAAACTGTACTGTAACTCTTGCTCCTGCCACTGTGTCCAAGGTTTGGATAATTGAGAATGCCACAAGTCATACGCTTACATTTAAGCAAGGCTCAAGTGGAGCTAGTGTTGCCATTCTTTCTGGGCAAGTAAAAATGATCGCCACCGATGGTGGTGGTGCAACTAACGGCATTGTTTATGATTTATTAACAGACGTTAATTTAGCAGGAACCACAGTTACTGACATTGTCACTGCAAACCAAGCTACCGTTGATGATATTGATTTAAACGGAAAGGTTATAACGCTGACCGGATCTTCGGGGGATACTGCAACAATTACCGTTGCGGAGAACGGAGTTCTAACCATTGCAACTACGGACACCGCAGCAGCCGCTGCGAATATTTCTATTACAGCGGACGGAACATTTACCGCGGCAGGAACAACGGTTACTTTAGATAGTGCGGGAGACATTGTTTTAGATGCCGCTGGTGATGAGGTTATATTTAAAGATGGAAGCACGGATGTTGGTCACGTATCTATGGATAGTGACAATTTAACAATTAAATCACTTGTTTCAGATAAAGACATAATTCTTCAAGGAAACGATGGCGGCTCTGCCATAACCGCGCTTACCCTTGATATGTCGGAGGACGGCGCAGCAACTTTTAAATCTTCAGTTATTGCAGTGTCTTTAGATATTTCTGGAGATGCGGATATTGATGGCACGTTAGAAGCAGACGTTTTAACGGTTGATGGCGTTGCTGCTAAAGTAGCAGGCTTAGAAACTATTTATGTGCCTGCAACAGCAATGTACCCCACCACAACTAGTGGGTGCGCGATTTTGGCTCAAGTTGAATTAAGCAATGGACCTGAGTTACGGTGTTTGGACTTTGATGCCAGTTCTGCTGAAAACGCGCAATTTACCGTGTGCTTTCCTAAATCTTGGAATGAGGGAACTATCACCTTTCAAGCCTTTTGGACTGTCACGGGAACAGATACAGGAACGGTAGCTTGGGGGTTGTCGGGCGTAAGCATAGCAGATGATGTTTCAGTAAACACTGCCTTTGGAACTAATGTGGTAGCAACGGCGAAAGCATTTAGCGGCACATCTAACGACATGACTGTTTCTGCGGTAAGTGGAGCGGTTACTGTAGCCAGTGCTGCTGTGGACACGCAGACATACTTTCAAATAATGCGGGACGTTACCGCGGACGATCAGACAGGAGATGCTAGGCTTTTAGGGATGAAACTGTTTTACACCACAGACGCAAAGAATGATGCCTAATGCCCTTAACAAAGTTACAGTTTAAGCCAGGAATAAATCGAGAAGTTACTTCGTACAGTAACGAAGGAGGTTGGTTTGATGGTGATAAAATACGTTTTCGTATGGGTTTCCCTGAAAAAATAGGGGGTTGGGTAAAAAGTTCTTCAAATGCTTTTCTTGGAACATGTCGTGCGTTACATGCATGGGTGGCTTTGTCCGGAGAAAAATATCTCGGGGTCGGTACAAACTTAAAGTATTATATTAATGAGGGCGGTGAGTACAAAGACATTACTCCAATTAGGTTATCTGGTTCTGCGGTAACTTTTGCTGCGGGTGCAGACACACTCAACGGCGCTATTGATGCCAGTGTGGAAGAAATAACTTTAAATAGTGTTAGCGGATTTCCTACTGGGGGAGGAAGAATTTTAATTGGCACAGAACAAATTACATACGCGGGTATTAGCAGTTCAACACTGACCGGATGTGCGCGTGGTGTGAACAGTACAACCGCAGCTTCTCACTCTGATAGCGCGTCAGTAACTTGCGCGACATTGACCGTTACTGATTCAGATAATCACGGGGCGCAGGAAAATGATTTTGTTACTTTTTCCGGTGCGGCAACATTAAACGGGGTCATTACTGCCGCGGTTCTTAATCAGGAGTATCAAATAACTCGTATTGTCAGTGCTACCGTATTTCAAGTTGAAGCTCGGTCTGTTGCTACAATACCTGAAATAACTACAACATCTGGATTAAATCCAACCTTTGTGTTTGCCACTACTAGCGACAACGGTAATAGCGGTGGAAGCACGGTAGGCGCCTACCAGATCAACACTGGTTTAGACACATCTGTTGGTGGAACTGGGTGGGGTGCCGGCGTTTGGGGTGGCGAGGGTAATGGTGGAACATCCGGAACAACTGGAAATATTTCTGGGTGGGGGGATTCTGCTAGCCTTGTAACAGAGGCAAACACCCTAAGAATATGGAGCCATGACAACTTTGGTGAAGATATTTTAATAAACGTTAGGGATGAGGGTATATTTTATTGGGACAAATCTAGCGGGATTACCGCTAGAGCCGTTGCTTTAAACTCGTTGTCTGGAAACAATGAAGCGCCCGTAATTGCAAAACAAATACTTGTTTCAGATGACCGTCATGTAATTGCGTTTGGCTGCGACCCACAAGGGTCAGGAGCGGGGGAACAAGACCCGTTGTTAATACGGTTCAGCAGTCAAGGAAGTCTGACTGATTGGGCGGCTGAAACCACAAATACCGCGGGGGATTTACGCATTGGCTCTGGGTCTGAGATTGTAACGGCAGTTGAAACTAGACAACAGATCCTAGTCTTTACCGATGTATCTCTTCATGCCATGCAGTTTCTTGGGCCACCCTTTGTTTTTGGAATAAATAATATTTCTGAAAACATAACAACGGCTGGTCCTCTGTGCGCTATAGCGGTTAATGACAACGTTTTTTGGATGGGTCTTGAGGAATTTTATATTTATTCTGGTGGGGTATCTAAGATACCCTGTTCAGTTAAGGACTATGTTTTTTCCGACTTTAACAGGGCACAAAAAGAAAAGGTTTTTGCTGCTAACAATAGTTCTTTTTCCGAGGTCTGGTGGTTTTATCCTTCTTCTGGAAGCGAGGAAAACGACCGGTACGTTGTATTTAACTACGAACAAAACGTTTGGTTTTATGGAACGTTAGGGCGAACTGCTTGGATTGATCGAGGTGTGGATGAAACTCCAATTGCCGCTTCAATCGATCATTATCTATACGACCATGAAAGTGGTTTAGATGACGGAAGCAACTCGCCGGCCACTGCAATATCTTCTTTTATTGAAAGCAGTCAAATAGACTTAGGGGAAGGAGATCAGTTCGCCTTCTTGTCTCGTTTAATTCCAGACATTACGTTTAGAAACTCAACATCTGGTTCGCCTACAGCCACCTTTACTCTTAGTGCAAGAAACTATCCTGGGGGTCCATACTTACAGACAGAGGGAGACAGTGTTATAAAGACAGCCTCTGCTCCTGTAGAACAGTTCACAAACCAAGTTAACACAAGACTTCGGGGCCGATCTTTTAATTTAAAAGTTGAAACAGTGGCGGTAGAAACCACATGGAGATTGGGGACACCAAGGGTTGATGTCCGTCCAGATGGGGGTCGTTAATGTCTAGAAACCTTGTTCGTCCCTATTTTCCTATTCCTCCTCAAGACTACAACCAAAGTTACTTTTATGAAGTAATTAGGTCTTTTGCGGTGTATCTTGACCAGATGCACAACCCTGGAGAGGGAAGACATACGAGATTAGTGCTGACGGCATTACCTAATAGTGATCAGGGTTTGGAAACAGGGTCATTGTTTGAACGCAATGGTTTTATAAAGATATCTATTGCAGACCAACCGAACTTGCTAGGGGTATCTTCAACAGGTGCCGTTGGGTCTGTCACTGTAACTACATAAAGGCGTGGAAAAGATAATCACGTTCTGCTACCATGATGTCAAAAGGATTTAAGCCATGGGTCTTATAAAATCATTAGCTGGGTTAGCCGGCCTTGCAGTTGGCGGACCAATGGGCGCAGCT